GCCATTAACTATGGCAAGGCGCGCTGGCCTAATGCTGTTATTGAGGTAATTGAATAATGACCATAGCTAATTTTGCGCCCTTTTGCCCAAAATGCCATTCAAAATCTAAAGTGGTGAACAATCTAACCGACGTAAATAGTTACGATCTTGTAAGACAACGTAAATGTGCGGTGTGTGGGTATTGTTTTTACACTCGTCAAAAGCGCGAAGAGCTGCTCGATTCATCTTTGCGAGTAAAATGGGGACAGGGCAAAGAAATGAAAAACGTTCGATTGTTGCCTAGAAGATGACATGATTGCAAGGTAGGCTGCTTTGGTAAACATTTTGCCTTTGTGGCTTCTTTGCGATACCACGCAGGTCGCATGGTCCTTAAGCAGGAGGGCGACAGGTGGCGAGTACGCATAAAAACCAAGACTCAGCCTGTCTCATATGCACTGTCAGCCACTGAACTTGAGCAGGCAGTTCTAGAAGCAGAGCAAATTTACGCAGATATCAAAGCAATCAACCGTGGTCAGCCTCGATGTATGGACTGTGTCCATTGGGAGATTATTGAGGCAAAATGCAGTGTCGGGTGCCCTGAAGGCAGAATGACTGGAGGCAGCTTTGCCAAGGATTGTGCCTATTTTTGGGGTAAAGACAATTGATCCCTACGATTGCCAAGGTTTGCAAGGACGGCAAATGGCTATGGCGGGTGGATTACGCCGGAATGACTAGAACTTTTGAGCTGTCACAGCAATGGGATGCACACCGCTTCTTCGATTATGTGACTGAGTGCTACGCGGCGCTTTCTAAATCCAAGGCATCTAAATGAGCGATGTGCTCTACCGCTTGCTTGAGCAGTATCCCCTGATGCCAGTTTTGCTTTACTAATGCAATGCACAGCGATTGCAAGTGATCAACGTTTGTTTCTTCCGCAACACGGCGGCAGGTACATTCAAGGTTCAGCTTCTGCTCCAGGCTCGGATCGATGATCATCCAATGCATTGGACTGCTCCAGAGACTTCAGGTAAAGACGCTCAGAAGCGTAAGGCTCCCTTGCACGCATGATGTCACCGACAACAGGAAACAGCCACTGATCAACCCGTACACAATATTTGAAGTTGTACGGGTCAGTGCAGCCAATAACGACTGTCGTCCAAAAAGCAGTGAGATAGCTCCAGATCGCGTAACAGCTCATAGATCATCAACCAATATGGCCCAGCCAGTATTACTACCTTCTGGCTGCCATCTAGCGTCAAACTCTGCTTGGCGCACTCGCACATTGCGACCTAAATGCGGGTTGGAATGACCGCCGTTTTGCATGTCAGGTAAGCCGCGTGGATCTTGCATTATCCATTCAGGGTCTGCACTATTCTTTCCTCGATAACCAGATATGACACTGTAGTGTCCACAACTAACTGAGTTGCATGTTGGTGATTGGATCGGGCCTTTATCTAGCCAACCAACAATAACTGGACGCCCCATCTCAATTTCTATTTCAACAACATCTCTGTCTGCATTTTTAATAAATTTTGCATTTAGTCCAAGACTTTCTAGCGCTTGTATCTGCGCTTCGACAGAAGTTGTGTCGCCGTATTTAGCACGTATTCTATTATATTCATCATCTGTTTTAACTTTTCCATGAAAAAATGCGACCATCGCGCTTGCCGATGAGAAACACTCGCGGTAACCCGTCCCTGACTCGTTATCCAACTGGGTGAAATAACGCATGTAGATCTCTTGGTCAATGCCGCTTTCTTTCCACGCATCAAACCATGCGTTGTCTTCTTCCGCCAAAAGGTCTTTAGGCATTCGCTCCTCAAGCTCTTTGATTGCAGCCAGCTGATGGGGCGTACCACGGAACCAATGGAAGAAGGGCAAGAGGCTGAGCGCCATAGCCAAGACAAACAAGACTTGCTTGATCATGGCGTCAACCGCCTTGATGCGCTATTTCTCTACTCTTCTTTCAGGGAATAGAAGCAGCTTCAGATGGTCAAGAGCCAGATCGTCTAGCTCGTTGTCAGTGCGCTGCACAACACGCTCCAGCATTGCAACGATCAGCTCTTTAAACGCCTTTGAGCGCCACATCGTCATGATGAATGGCTTCAGAACCGTAAGCATTGGATTGCTATGAACTGCACCAATACGTTAGTTCCTATTGCTGTGGCCCTCAAGCCGTGCCACTGATTGCTCCAAGTTGGACAAACGAGCAAAAATTTCTTGATCTCTAGTTCTGATGTCTGCGTGGAGAACGTCCATTCTGCTGGCTAAATTATCAACAGCAGTCGTCAAACGCACCAGGGAATCCCTCCCTTGCTGGCTTTGGCGGTTGATACCCGTTAGACCAGCAGAAGCAACGCCAACGCTTGCTCCAGCTACAGCAGCCCAGATTTCAACCACCATTCGACCTCTAGCGTCCCCCCATCATGGCAGAGTCACCAGAAAAGCAAGAACAGGATGAACCCAACTCCCGTTTAGGCGACGTAATTAAGGTTGTGTTGCTTGGCTGGGCAATGGCAATTCTGACTGCCAACTACCTTGGCGTTTTTAAGCAGTCCCTAGACCCAACCTATCCGGCCAGTATCTTGAGTGGCACAGCCGCTTCCTTTGGTCTAGCTGTCGGCAACAACAGGAAGAAAAAAGAGGAGCCTACAATTAAGGAACAAACGCCTACGGCAAAGCCAAAATGAAACGCCTAGCTCTGGTATTGGGGATCACGCTGCTTGCCGTTCCAGTTAAAGCGGATTTGACTCATAAGATACAAAGCAGTGTGCAACTGACTGTGGATGGAGCGGGGTCAATAACAACTCGTTTGCCGAGTTCCATGACAGTCTCAGGATCTAACGTCACCCTTGACACAACACCAGTCCTAGGGACTCTTTCTTCTGGTACTGCCCTTGGTTACACCCCTGGCGCTTACAGTATTACCACTGCTGGAGATGCGTTTTCTTACACTGAAAGTTACATCGAGGGAGACGATGTACCAACAGTGTTATCAACAACAGTTACGTCAGGGGTAGTGCCAGTTTTGCCGATTATGGGGCAGTCAACGACAACTTCGGGAGGAATTTCTGGGTCTTTAGCTGGCTCAGTAGCAACAGACGGTGCAATCTCGATTACTGCAGGTGGAGCGGGAACAACAGTGATCGGCCAGAGCGTTATTTCTATTTTTGCAGGAGACTGATGCGCTGGTTATTACTGCTTTTCTTGTATGCTCCAGCTGTTCAAGCTGTGCCTGTTATCCCTAATTTTCAGACTGGCAGCTTGACTTCCCACACTGAAACAACCAGCGTAGTGACGGAAAATATTATTAGTGAGGAGTTTGCTACCGGTTATGAATACACCGTCTCTGGCACAAACATTCAGGTCAATGGCAACTTAAATCCTATTGCTGAAACCACAGTTAACGGATGGACTTCCTTAGGACAAAGACCAGAATGGTCAGTCGTCAACCCTGGCAGCGCCTTCAGTTATGCCGAAAGCTACCAAGGCCCAGGGCTGTCAAATCGAACCATGATTCAGCGCACAACAGAAATAACAAGTGTAAACGACACTGTAAGTACCTTCTCTCAGTAATACTTCTTTCCGCTCCAGTAAACGCAGAAGGTATCGGTGGGATATCTGCAACAGCGTCTCCAACAGCTACAAGTAGCGGCTCAGTTAGCAACCAAGCCGTGCAAATCTTGCAGGGCAATAGTATTACAAACTCTTATGGTAATAATATACAGTGCCAAGGTCCTACGTTGACCACTTCTATTTACGGCAACCGCACCAAGTCCTGGAACTTGCCTTATGAATATGCCTACGATGATCCGGTTTATGATCTGACAGATATTGATGACGACGGAAGATTAGACAATCCGGGCGAGGTGTATTTTTGGAAGGACACACGAACGGGCCAGAAAGATACGCACAACTACAATTTTGGCGTTTCAATACAGGCGACAATGCCTTTAGATGGTGGCTTGCAAGAGCGTTGCAAAGAAGCAGCAGAAACTCAAATTGCCTTGCAGAAACAAATACTAGCTAACAAAAGGCTTGATTTTGAGCTTAGCCGCGCAAGGGTCTGCTCAGAGCTACTGACAAAAGGTGTGCGTTTTGCCAAGAAATCACCTTACGCAAAAGTTTGCGCTGATATTCAGATCTATCAACCCGAACCACATACACATCCTATTTCCGTAAAACCCGCTGCTCCTGTCTCCTCTGATAAGGAGCCTTTGCCTTAGGTGCTTTGCCCAGCGCCTTCTGAATTTTGGTTGCTATCTTTTTGATTGTTGGCTTGATTAGTTTCAACAAGAAAGGCGTTGCCAGGGCTGTTGTAACTGCAATAGCAGAAGACAGACTGACATTTACAGCCTGCGGCAAAGTAGGAACAGCTTCTATGACTTTTTGGACAATCGGATTGACTTGTTC